CAACGGCCACCAGACAGCGGCCGCACAGGAGCGTGAGGCATACGCTGACCCGGAGTACGCTGCCCTCCTGCAAGGCCTTAAAGCCGCCGTAGAGGCCGAAGAAGAGGTGCGGTGGGGGTTAGTAGCTGCGCAGGCCAGGATTGACGTCTGGCGCAGCCAGGAAAGCAGCAAGCGTCAGGAGATCAAGGCGGTCCTATGACGACACTGGCAGAGAAGAAGCATATGGCTAAGGTGGCCGAGTTAGGCTGCGCTGTATGCCGCAGGATGAACCACCCAGGTACGCCTGCAGAACTCCATCACCCCAGGCACGGGGCAGGCATGGGCAAGCGCAGCGGTCACTTCAGCGTGATCCCTCTGTGTCCGGAGCATCACCGCGGCAACACGGGAGTTCATGGACTGGGTACGAAGGGCTTCCCAAAGCACTGGGGCTTCACTGAGGAAGACCTCCTGAAAGACACGCTGGAGTTGATTAACCCCACAAAGTAGTCGGGAACCTATTGATGCATTCTTAAACTGTCGCTTACACTAGCATCACTGCGATGTTGCAGTTACCTAGTGAAGGATAGCGAAATGAATGCAGCCCTGACCCCCGCACAAGTTGAGTTCTTCAACGGAGTTGAGCAGTGCGTCAAGATCGACACACTCGGCGCTCTCAACGCCAAGATCGCTGAGTTGACCAAGCAAGCCGATGCCATCAAGGACGAACTCAAGGATGTGGCCTCGATGTCTGGTCAGAAGGTGTTGGTTGGCGCTTCGTATGTTGCCGCTTACACCGAGTCCAACCGTTCTACCGTGGATTGGAAGGCTGTCGCCAAGGAACTCAACATCCCTGCCGACATGCTCGCCAAGCACACCAAGACCACCGCTGTGTACAGCATCAAGACCACTGCCATCTGATGTACACCAAACCAGACGGGACCAGGGCACCTAAGGCCCCTCCTGTCTGGCCTTTCGGAACAGTTAGTCCCTCAAAGACGGATGACATCCCTCCCACAAGGCCAGACCCCATCCCCCACAGCGAACTACCTGAAGGACTATTCTGATGACACACCGCACAGGCAACGAATGGGTTGCAGGACTGGACAGGAAGCCGGGTTTCGGCGCTGACTTCGCGGCGGAAGACATCATCGACGCCCCCTGCTGGATTCCTACGGGCTCCTCAAAAGTCGTAGAGGGCCACGGGGATCCAATCGTCTTCTGCCATAACTTCCGCCCAGGCATCTGGGGTAACGGCAAGTATGACTAAGGGCGTCATCCTGACTTGGGGGGATAAAACCCCCTGCACGATCATTGAGGACCGCAAGTCCATTCTGGTGGCGACGGAGGACATCAACAAACAACCCTGCCCAGAGGGAAGGAAGCGCTACTTCAAGCGCTACAAAGATCACTGGGCGGAGTGTGTCTTCAAGCCAACCACAAACCGATGGGCTGTTGCAGGAGAGGCGACTTTAGTGATTGACCCACCAAAAAAGTAGGGCTTCCTATATACGCACTCTTGAAGGATCGCTTACACTAGCATCACTGCACTGAAGCAGTTAACAGCGAAGGAAGCGAATCATGTTGTTCACCCGCGAAGGAAAAGAGTTCACCGGCAACGTTAGCTATGACGATAACGGCAAGGCTGTTCGGTTCGTCAACGTCACTTGTGATCGTTGCCGTGTGATCAACGGCCAGCGCCTGTGGGTGATGGGCACCATGAACGGCCAGCCCTACAGCCTGACTGGCTTCGAGTGCTGGACCTGCGGCAACACTGGTATCCGCGGTGAGCGCAAGGAGCGCTTGTTCACTGCAGTGGAACTGGCCCGCGTTAACAAGGCTGCAGCCACCAGGGAAGCCAATCGTGCAGCCAAGGCTGCTGCAGCGGCCGAAGAAGCTGCCCGCAACGCATCCGCAGAGCAGCAAGCATTCCTGTCTGGCAACGCTGACTTCATCGCCAAGTTGCAGACCCTGACTGGTGACTTCTGGACTCAGTTCTGCAAAGAGTTCATGGGCCGCATGAAGGCCCCTACAGAGCGCCAGATTGCTCTGGTTGAGGGTGAGGTAGCCAAGCGTGCCAAGAACGCCTCCAGCGCCTTTGTAGGTTCGATTGGCAGCAAGGTCGAGATGACCATCACTGTCGAGCGCATCATCGTCCTGCAGAGCCAGTTCTATGGCACCAACTACATCACTATCGCCCGTGACCAGCGCGGCAATGTGATCACCTACAAGGGCTTGGTTGACCTGGGCGCAGTTGGCGACACCAACACCATCAAGGCCACGATCAAGGATCATGAGATGTACCAAGGCGTGGCGCAGACCTCGATCCAGCGTCCCAAGGTAGTCGAGATGGCGTGAGCAAGACCCCATGTAACAGTGGGGTATTGACTACCAACCTTAAGAGTCGGTTACACTGCAGACACTGCAATCAAGCAGTTCAACAGAGAAGGAACAGAGAAATGAAGTACAGCACAACGACCGGCAAGCAGCAGGCAGCTATCGTGGACTTCGTAGCTACGGCCCGCGGCAACGGCATCGGCAACATCTGGGCTTGCCTTCCAAGAAACCACCGTCTGATCACTGGCAACGTAGTTCATCAGACCCGCCGCGTGACGGACGCAATTGCAGAAGGCTGGGATGAGCTTGGCAACCGTGTGCGCCTGACCGCAGACCTGCGCGTCCTGCAAGACTGAGCCGGTGGCAAGGAGCAAGACCATGCTGTACGGATACATCTCCTCCTTCGACGCCGACAGGCCCGAAACCCCCGAAACCGAACTCAAGTTCAACATCACCCTGAACGGCACCAAGCGCACAGTAGAGTACGACGAAGACGGTGCCTTCATCGTCAAGCTCAACGGCAAGATCGCGGAACGCGACATCACTGAAGAGCAGTGGGACGACCTTGAGCGCGAAGTCCAGAAACGCCTTCGCCCTGACTGGGTTGACTATTGGCTGGCAAACTGAGAATAGAATCAACTCCAGATTAAACGCTGGAGCCAAACATGCCCCGCAAAGCCCCTCAAACAGCCCAGGAGCCACCAAAGCCAGAGATCAAGGCTAAGGTGGCTTCAGCGCTTCCAAAGACTCCCAAGAAGATCGGCAGGCCCTCCAAGTACACGCCTGAGCTTGCAGCAGAGATCTGCCAAAGACTCAGCAATGGAGAACCACTGCGCCAGATATGCAGAGACGATCACATGCCAGCTTGGACTGCTGTGTATCAGTGGATGTCGCGGGACGCCACTCTTTCGGAACGCATCGCCCAGGCGCGGGAAGCTGGACAGGACGCTATGGCTGAGAAGGCCTACGCTGAGATGTATGACGAGCCTGAGCGCATGCTGACTGAGGGTGGCGGCCGGATTGATCCGGGCTATGTGCAGTTGGTGAAGGCTCGGGCTGAGATCACGCTGAAGCTGTTAGCTAAATGGAACCCTAAACGCTACGGCGACCGGATCGCTGTTGCAGGGGATGCTGAGTCCCCGATCAAGGTTGAAGCTGAGATTAAGGCAGACAAGCTGCTGGAGGCTCTGGTGACCAACGCTGAACTGCGCAAGACCGCGGGGGAATGATGGAAGACATGGAAGACAAGGCCGCATTCCCGTCAGACCGTTACGGGGAAATCGGCATGACCCTGCGTGACTACTTCGCGGCTAAGGCGATGCAGGCCCTGCTCCGGTCATGGACGGCCAATCGACACGATGACGGCGAGTGGGTTGGCGATGCACTTTTGGCGAGAGAGTCCTACGTCATCGCAGACGCCATGCTGAAGGCCAGGAGTGAGTGATGGACAACAGGATCACGGTTCCTCAAGTAGCCCGCCTGATGGGCGTGGTGCTAGATAACAAGACATCGTGGTCTGTTGGGTCCGAGATGGCCCATACATATCAGCAGGAGTTCGGAGAGAACCCTCCCAAGGACAACCGGCCTAAGACTACTGGCTCCGGATCTCACTGCTTTGCTCTGTACCCGGCTAAGTGGGAGAGCAAGATCCGCAAGGTCATCGAGTCTCATCTTGAGCAGCAGGCACGGCAGACAGATATGTTCGCATGAGCCTCGCCGAAGCCTTCCAGCAGCCTGATGTATTGCAGGCGCTCAAAGCCCTACCTCCTGAGAAGCGTCTAGCGTACCTCTGGAGGGCTAACTGGATCGAGAAGGCACACAAGCACCAGATGCCGCCTCCAGGCGACTGGTGGACGATCTGGCTGCTCCTAGCTGGCCGTGGTGCAGGCAAGACCCGGACGGCCGCTGAGCAGGTAGGTTGGTGGGCCTGGACGGAGCCAGGGACCCGCTGGCTCGTTGGAGCGCCGACCAGTGCTGACGTCAAGGCCACCTGCTTCGAGGGCGATAGCGGCCTGCTGAACGTCATCCCTTCCCCGCTGATAGCTGACTACAACAAGCAGCACCACGAGCTCAAGCTGACCAACGGCAGCCTGATCAAGGGCATTCCGGCATCTGAGCCTGAGCGCTTTCGGGGTCCGCAGTTCCATGGGGCATGGCTGGATGAGCTTGCTGCCTGGGAGTACCTGCAGGAAGCCTGGGACCAGATCCAGTTCTCTGTCCGTTTGGGAACCAGAACCCGCATCGTTGCCACCACTACCCCGCGGCCGAAGGATCTGATCGTGGAACTGGTCGGCCGCGAGGGTGATGACGTAGCACTGACGACTGCCAGCACCTACGCCAACCTCGCGAACCTAGCGCCGTCCTTCCAGAAGCAGATCCTGCAGTACGAGGGGACGAAGCTAGGCAGGCAGGAGATCCACGCTGAGATCATCGACCCTGAAGAGGGCGGGATTGTGCAGCGCGCCATGTTCAAGCTGTGGCCTGATGGCAAGGCCTTCCCAAAGTTTGAGTACATCGTACAGTCCTACGACTGCGCCACCAGCGAGAAGACACAGAATGACCCAACTGCCTGTACGACCTGGGGAGTCTTTAAGCCACTTGACGGGCCTATGTCTGCGATGCTTATTGATTGCTGGCAGGAGAGGATGCAGTATCCCGACTTGCGGCCGAAGGTTATCGACGAGTACGAGACGATCTTCGGGGAGGGCAAAGAGAAGAAGCGAGTGGATCTCATACTCATCGAGGACAAGTCCGCAGGCATCTCTCTGATCCAAGACCTGCAGAGAGCGCATCTGCCTGTGAGGGCGTATAACCCCGGCAAGGCTGACAAGCTGCAGCGCCTGAACATCGTCAGCAACATCATCAGCCGCGGCCGGGTGTGGATACCTGAGTCATCCCAAAGGAAGGGCTATGTGCGTGACTGGGCTGAAGGGTTCGTGTCCCAGATCTGTAGCTTCCCTGAGACAACGCACGATGACTTCGTGGACAGCGCTACGCAGGCCCTGCGGTTCTTGAGGGACGCTGGCTGGCTCGAGGTTGACCCGCCACCCGCTGATGACTGGGATGAGGAAGACTATGCAGACTCTGGCAGACAAAGAAGAACCAACCCCTATTCCGAGTGAGCCTGTTGTCAGGACGCACTTCTTGGGAGAGGGGCATGTGATGTCCCCTTTGTGTTGGTGCTTTCCTAGGCTGGACTTCAAAGACCCTGAGACGGGTAATGAAGTGTGGGTGCATCATCAACCCTGTTGACAGGCGCACTGCACATCTATACAGTCCGTTCTGTTGGCGTAGAAACCGACTTAAGAGCCCTTGCTCATGCCTACCGCCTCTCCCGCCCCGGAGGGGTTTCTACCGGGAGGCAGTAGCAAGGGCTTTGTCGTTTCTACTCTGACTGGTTTCAGGGCTTTTGGTGGCAACGAACGTCTTTCCCTGAGACGAGAGCCGTAAAGACTGCCGACACGGCAAGCGCGGGTGTGGATAGCGCCGGATGTTGATGAATCCGCCAGAACGGA